AAAGATGGATTACATTTGGGACATAGAGACATACAAGACAGCGTTCACGTTCTCAGCGATCAGTGCTGACGAGTCGCATGTTGTGTCGTTTGAATGTTCACACCGGAAGAACGAAGCTGACAAACTGTTTAGTTTTCTCGGGGAACTCAAGCGCAAGAAGCACAGGATGGTGGGATACAACAACATAGGCTTTGACTATCCTGTGCTGCACGATCTCATATCTGTGTCTGAGAAGGCACTCACTGTGTCGGGCAAGGCTGTGGCTACACGGGTGTACAAGAAGGCACAGAGCATCATCGGTAGTGATGATCGGTTTGGTCACATCATCCATGACAGGTCACAGTATGTGCAGCAGATTGACCTGTACAAAATCATGCACTTCGACAATCCCGCAAGGGCTACATCGTTGAAGGCGCTTGAGTTCAACATGAAAGCTGACAGCATTGTTGACCTACCCTACGATCCTCACTCTGATCTGACAGATGACCAGATAGATGTGTTGTTAAAATACAACATGCACGATGTGAAGATGACGTTGTTGTTCTACAAAGAATGCTTAGCCTCAATCAACTTCCGTGAAGAGTTGTCGGTTAAGTATGACCGGAACTTCCTCAACCACAACGATACGAAGATCGGCAAAGACTACTTCATCATGCGTCTTGAAGAAGACATGCCGGGTAGTTGCTATCGTATTGGTAAGAAGGGTGAGCGTCATCTGAACCAGACCAAGCGCAGCGTCATCAACATCAAAGACTGCCTGTTCAACTACTACGACTTCAAGCGCCCTGAGTTTCAGCTTGTGTTGGATTGGTTTGCTTCACAGTCTTTGACAGAAACAAAGGGTGCGTTGTCTGACATTGAAGAGAGCGATCTCGGTGACTTAGCTGCCTATGCTGAGATGGTGACGAAGCGTCAGAAGTGGTTCAACAAACCAAGCGACGAGGTTGTTGCTGGCTTCAAAGCTTTGCATCCATTAGGGTGGGTGTCAGAGGAGGAGTTGAAGGCTAAGAAGAAGGGCGAGAAGCAGTACAGCTATTGGAAGAACTGGAGAGTTGCTACCAACTTGAACGTCACAATCGGTGGCTTCCGTTTCGACTTTGGCACTGGTGGTATTCACGGATCTGTTGAGTCACAGATTGTTAGTGATGATGATGAGTACATGATTATTGACGCTGACGTTGCATCAATGTATCCCAACATTGCCATTGCCAACCGTGTCTATCCTGAGCATTTGTCTGAGAAGTTCTGTGACATTTATCAGGACGTGTACGAACAGCGTAAAAGCTATGCCAAGAACACAGCAGAAAACGCCATGCTGAAGCTTGCGTTGAACGGTGTGTATGGGGATAGCAACAACAAGTACAGCCCCTTCTACGACCCGCAATACACGATGACGATCACCATCAATGGTCAGCTATCGTTGTGTCTGTTGGCTGATAAGCTGATGGACATTGAAGGCTTGTCCATTATTCAGGTCAACACTGACGGTATCACTGTGAAGCTGCCTCGTCGGAAGGTTACAGAATATGAAACCATTTGTGCAGTGTGGCAGAAACAAGTTGGTTTGCAGCTTGAGTATGCATACTATTCCAAGATGATTATCCGTGACGTTAATAACTATATCGCAGTGTACACTGACGGTAAAGTAAAACGTAAGGGTGCTTATCAATACGAAGGACTTGGCTGGCATCAAGACCAAGGTGGTCTGGTCATACCGAAAGCTGCTGAAGCTGCGATGCTTCACGGTATCCCTGTTGATGTATATATCAAGGGTCACAAGAACAAGTATGACTTCATGCTCAGGGTGAAAGTGCCTCGTAGCAGTAAGCTTGTGATGGTGATGGGTGGCTGCGTTGAAGTGCAACAACAAAACATGTGCAGGTTCTACGCTTGCACTGCTGGTGGAGAGTTGGTCAAGGTGATGCCACCACTCAAGGATGAGGCTGAACCAAGGCGTATATCGGTTGGTGAAGGCTACGGTATGTGGACATGTAATGACATCAATGACTTCACATGGAAAGACATTGACTACCAATACTACATTGACGCTGCTAAAAAGCTGGTGATACAATAGGTCTAGCGACCTGAAGAATATAGGAAGCTGACCCCTATTGAATTGGTCAGCATTTAAATCAAAGGAAACTCAAATGAGTGATAAGTTGAAACTGAAAGCCGATGTATATTGGGCTTCTCTGAACCGTAAAAACGAAATGGCTGATGCATACACAGTTGATCTGTGTAACCTGTCCGACAAAGCAGTGGCTGCATTGGAAGACATGGGCATCTCTGTGCAAGAAAACCTTGAGAAGAAGCCTGAGCAGGGTAAGTACATCACCTGTAAGAGTCAGCGTCCCATCAAAGCTTTCGATACTGACAACGAAGAAATCGTTGAAGACGTTGGTAACGGCAGCAAGGCAATCTGCATGATTGGCAGCTACGCTTGGACATACAAGAACAAGAAAGGTGTTAGCCCTTCGTTGGCTAAGTTGGTCATCACTGACTTGGTTGAATACGTAGGTGGTGGCAGCATCTCTGCTGATGATGAGGATGTACTGTAATGAACTTCAATATCGAAACAAACGAAGCGGCCTTCATCGTCCGTGTACTGGGTCAGTTGCCTACAGAGTCTGGTGCATTCCCTTTGCATCAAAAGCTGGTACAGCAATTCCAAGCTGCACAGGCTACGGAGCAAGATGAACAGCCAGCGGCAGGCTTGAGCGACTGATGCTGGCGATGCTTGATGCGGACATCTACGCTTATAGGGCCGCAGCAGCATGTGAGAACGAGGATGAGCTACAGGCTATCAGGTCTGTAGACTCTCTCATCATCAACACTCTCATGTGTGGTGTAGACAAGTGTGGCTACGTCGACCAATGGAAGCTCTTCCTCACAGGCAAGGGCAACTTCAGAAACGACATAGCCGTCACAGCCCCCTACAAAGGCAACAGAGCAGACAAGGTGAAGCCTAAACATTTGGCGGCGCTGCGTAAGCATCTGATGCAAGAGTGGAAAGCTGACATGTCTGAAGGTCAAGAAGCCGATGACTCCATTGCCATTGAAGCTACAAAGCTTGGTGACGATGGAGTCATTGTTTCATTGGACAAAGACTTGGATCAAGTAGCAGGATGGCACTACAACTTCGTCAAGAGAGAAGCCTACTACATCACTGAGAATGTAGGACTTCTGAGGCTGTACATGCAAATCTTGACAGGCGATGCTGCTGATAACATCATAGGTATTCGGGGCGTTGGCAACATCAAAGCTAAGAAGATGTTGGAAGAGGCAACGAATGAGGCAGAGTTGTTTCAACGCTGTGTTGAAGCCTATGATGGTAACGAAGATAGGGTTGTTGAGAACGCCCATCTACTTTTCTTACGTAGACATGAAGGACAAACATGGATTCCCCCCTCAAAAAGAATGACGTAGCTTTAGTGCTACGACCCATCATTACTGATGGTGTTGAATGGGATGGTAGCTTTCAACTGATGGTGACAATGGCTGGTCCTGTAGACCTTGACGAAGAACACATGAAGAGTCTGCTCACCATTGCCAGCTACCTTGCTGCTGCTGTTCCCTTGATGGAAGAGAGCGCCAAGTTCACTGAGCTACTTAGCGACAGAGCAGAAAAACTTGTGGGACAGGTATTGATCGGTGATGGTATGTCTCCCTTACTCACCAAGAACACTAAGTGTGAGGGAGGTGTGCAATGAAGAAGTGCAGTGAATGTTTTTACATGAACTATGATGGTGAGCACGAACCTTGTGTTAGTTGTGATGAAACTGGTAATCATTGGAAAGCTATACTGCAATACAATCCAAAAGATGTAGCCTTCAACAAACGTGCATTGGATGTTCAGGTTGCTGGTAATCATTACAAAGAATTAGCTATCCAACCTGTTGAGTATATCCATGCCAACAACATCGGATACTTTGAAGGTAACGTCATCAAGTATGTCAGTCGTTGGCGCAACAAGAATGGCATCGCTGATCTTGAGAAGGCCAAACATTACATTGAGTTGTTGATTGAATTGGAAGGAAAGAAAGATGACTAAAGTGACTGTCACCTTTGAAGCTGAGATTGATGTTGACGATTTGGGTGCTGAGTATTCCAACGAAGACTACCTAGTTGACACTGTCAAAGAACATATCATCTATGCCATGAGCAGGCTTGATGCTGACATTACATTTAACAAGGTTGATGTGGAAGGACTGCAATGAAAATAACAATCACTGATGCTGAGAACGGCTTTGTTGTAGCGGTGGAAGAGAACGAAGACAGCACCTTCTACTTCGTTGCGTTGGATGTTGATGATGTATGCGGTATTGTGCAGAACATCTTGATTGATCCTGCTAATATGTTGGACATGACCAACATTGCCTTTGAAGCTGTACCAAGTGACAGATAAGAAACGCAATGGTGGTGAATGGACAGAGGCACGATTCAAATCTTTCGTGACCTCTGCCCTACGTGCGGCATCACGACGATGGCCTCCGAAGTACAAAGCTTTGAAGGAAGCCTTTGTTGCTAGGAAGGTTAATGCAAAGACTGGTAAGATGGCAATGCATTACAACTGTGCTGTTTGTCAGAAACTCTATGTTGCTTCTGACGTGCAGGTCGATCACATCAAACCGGTGGTAGATCCTAAGAAGGGGTTTATCAGTTGGGATGATTTTATCAACCGCATCTTCTGTGAGATAGAGAATCTGCAAGTCATGTGTCGCAGTTGCCACAGTGTGAAAACACAGGCTGAGAAAAAGGAGAGAACAATTGCTAAGATGCACAAAGTGTCAGATGGCTGATGCTCTTAAAAGGGCAATAAATTATCTTGAAAGGAAAAAGAAATGACAATTCAAATCACTATTGAATGTGAAAACAACGATGAAGCCATGATGTATCTCAGCGCTGTTTCATACCACAATTTAATCAGTGACTTCTGCAATCAAGTACGACTTGCAAAAAAACATGACGGCGATGTGTTAAAAGTTTTTGACACTTTCGAGTCTGATTTTTACAATGCAGTTGAACATCACACTGGACCATATTAAGGAACTCAAATGAATATCACAATTGAATGCATCAAAGAAAACGAAGACGGCTCGGCAGATTGCACTGTCAATCTTGATGATGAAGCCAAAGACTTTCTGATTCGATACGCCCTTGTTGCCTGTCTCACTGAAGCAATTGAGAAGGGCAAGTCGTTCACACCAACCGAAGGAGAACAATGATGTTGTTATCTTTAATGACTGTGTTGTTTGTTGGTTTAAAGCTGACAGGCTTCATCGACTGGAGTTGGTGGCTTGTTGTAGCTCCAACAATTGTACATGCTTCAGTTGTTGTTTTGTTAGTAGTTGCAGCAGCAACGTTTGGTGTAAAGGTAAGGACGATTAAATGAACATTGATACATATCAAACAGAAGCTATGAAGCTTCGACTTCCTACAGCAGACCGTGAGTATGCTCTATTGAACTTGGTAGCTGAAGCTGGTGAAGTGGCAGGTAAGGCTGCTAAGCTGCGCCGAGATGGGGGCGATATTGAAGAATACAACATGCACATCAAGAAAGAACTTGGCGATGTGATGTGGCAGGTTGCTGCTGTTGCCAAGGACCACGGCTTCACCATGTCCGAAATATGTATTCACAATTTGCAAAAACTGTGGGGCAGAAAAGACAATGGTACTTTACAGGGCAGTGGTGATCTTCGTTAAGTGTTATAACTTCTACCCCTCCCTCACATAAGCAGCTTCGGCTGCTTTCTTTTCCTCTTAACACAAAGGTATTACCCCATGACATTCAAGGTTGAAGTTGACCTGTCCCGTGACGCATTGTTCGATGAACTTGGACTACAGCGTCTTAAAGAAAGCTACATGAAAGATGATGAACACTCTCCTCAAGAACGATTCGCATTCGTATCTGCATCGTTTGCAAGCAATCAAGAACATGCTCAGCGACTGTATGACTACTCTAGTAAACATTGGCTCAGCTATTCTACTCCTATCTTATCTTTTGGTCGTTCTAAGCGCGGGTTGCCTATTAGCTGTTTTCTTAATTATATGGATGATAGTGCAGAAGGTTTGGTCGATAATCTTTCGGAGACAAACTGGCTCTCTATGATGGGTGGTGGCGTTGGTGTTCACGTTGGTATCCGCAACAGCGATGACAAGTCCACTGGTGTGATGCCTCACTTGAAAATCTATGACGCTAGTTCATTGGCCTACCGCCAAGGGCGCACACGCCGTGGAAGCTATGCTGCCTACCTCAACATCAACCATCCTGACATCATTCAGTTTCTGGAGATGCGCAAACCTACTGGTGATCAGAACGTTCGCACCTTGAACATGCATCACGGCATCAACATATCTGACGAGTTCATGACCATCATTGAGCGATGCATGAAAGATGATGACGCTGATGACAGCTTCAACCTAATCAACCCCGCCAATGGTGAAGTGGTTGAGACAGTGTCAGCTAAGTATCTGTGGCAAAAGATTCTTGAGTTGCGTATGCAGACAGGTGAACCCTACCTCATCTTCATTGACACAGCCAACAAAGCTATGCCATCATGGTTGAAAGACAAAGGCTTCACCATCAACGGTAGCAATCTCTGCACTGAAATATTCTTGCCAACAAACGAGAAACGTACAGCCGTGTGCTGCTTGTCTTCATTGAATCTGGAATACTATGACGAATGGAAAAAGGACAAACAGTTTATCCTTGATGTTATGGAGATGCTGGACAACGTGCTGCAATACTTTATTGACAATGCACCAGATACTATTGCCCGTGCTCGTGCCAGCGCTATGATGGAGCGTAGCATTGGTATTGGTACACTAGGCTTCCATGCTTTCTTGCAGAAGAAAGGCGTTGCCATTGATGGTGTATTAGCCAAGAGTTACAACAATGAAATCTTCAAACACATTCACAACCAATGCACGATTGGTGATGCTATTTTGGTTACATCACGTGGCGAGTGCCCTGATGCACATCTCAGTGGTATTCATCGTCGCTTCAGTCATTGGACTGCTATTGCACCTAACGCAAGCAGCAGCTTAATCATGGGCAACACAAGCCCTTCTGTTGAACCCTACCGTGCCAACGTGTTTCGTCAGGATACATTGTCTGGTGCATTCGTATACAAGAACCGCTTCCTCAAGGTTGAGCTTGCTAAGATTGGTATGGATGACGACGACACATGGGCATCCATCATCGCCAACGATGGTTCTGTACAGCACTTGAACATCCCTGATCAACTCAAGGAAGTGTACAAAACAGCAATGGAGATTGATCAGCGCTGGTTGATTGAGCTTGCATCAGATCGTCAGAGGTACATTGATCAGGGACAGAGTGTGAATCTGTTCTTCCCTGCTAACGTGTCTGTGAAGTATCTGCACAGCGTTCACTTTCTTGCCTACAAGCTGGGTCTTAAAAGCTTGTATTACCTGCGTAGTGATAAGGTGCGCAAGGCTGATAAAGTAGGAGCGCAGATTAAGCGTCAGCGCATTGAAGACGAGATTGATTTGAAACAAATTGCAGATGGTGATGTCTGCTTAGCTTGCGAGTAACACATGAAAAACAAACTTGACCTGACAAAAGAGAGCGTAGTTTTCCGTCCATTTTCCTTTCCGTGGGCGTATGACGCTTGGTTGCAGCACGAACAAAGTCACTGGCTGCATAGCGAAGTTCCATTAACAGAAGATGTCAAAGACTACAAGACTAAGTTGAGCGAGAACGAGCGTCAGTTTCTGACAAAGATCTTGCGTTTCTTTACTCAAGGCGACTTGGATATTGGATCTGCCTATCACGATCATTACATTCCATTGTTTAAAAACTCTGAAGTAAGAATGATGTTGAGTGGTTTTGCTGCACGAGAAGCGCTGCATGTGGCCGCATACTCCCACTTGATTGAAACACTGGGCCTGCCTGAATCAACCTACAATGAGTTCATGCAGTATGGTGAGATGGTGGAGAAACACAAATACTTTCAAGACTTAGATGACATGCCTGTGTCTGAAAAGATTGCTGTCATCTCTGCCTTCGGTGAAGGTATGCAGTTGTTCTCTAGCTTTGTTATGCTGCTCAACTTCATGCGTCACGGTAAACTTAAAGGGTTGGGACAAATCATCGCTTGGAGTCAGACCGACGAGTCGATGCATGCTGACGGAATGATCAAGGTCTATCGTGAATATGTAAAGGAACATCCAAATGATTCGTCGTCTGACCGCATTAAAGAGATTGCTAAAGAGATGGTGGCTCTTGAAGACAAGTTCATTGATCTTGCTTTCGGTATGGTTGAAATTGAAAACCTCACGAAAGAAGAAGTGAAGGAATACATTCGATACATTGCTGATCGTCGATTGATTTCAATGGGTATGAAGGGTGTGTATAAGATCAAGAAGAATCCTTTACCTTGGGTTGATGGAATGTTAGGGGTTTCACACACCTCGTTCTTTGAACAGAAGGTTACAGACTACAGCAAGGGTGCTCAGACTGGTACATGGGACGATGTGTGGGGTAAAGCAGCATGAGACACTTCACTGTAAGCTATAATAGCCAAAACAATATGTTTAAGGGTGTAATGCACGTCGAAGCAATGACCATCTCTGAAGCACAAGACAAGTTTCTGAACTGGCTCACCAAACAACCAAGCTATGCACATCTTTATCAACTCTCGTTTGAGTTTGTAGAGATCGGCGCTAGTCTGTAATTTAAAAGGATAGTATGTTAATCATCGAACTGCGACAAGGCATTGGCCTCGACATTGAATTCAACCAAGACATCTGCCACATCGCTGACACTGATGAAATTGAGAACGGCTTGTTTGCCTTTGTCGGCATCATCATCCTGTTGCCATTCATCAAGATATATATCGGTGATATGAATTTGATTGGTGGTAAGAAGTGATTGAGGTTGTTGTTACAGGCGACATGCTTGTTGAGGCACGTGATAAGGCCGCAGAGATGGGCAGATTGAACAACAGCATCACTAGAGGTCAGGGAAATCTAGCTGGTTTTCTAGGTGAAGCTATCGCTCAACAGGTGATGGGTGGTGAACTAGCTAACACATACGACTATGATTTGGTGCTGAAGGACGGTACAACCATAGATGTCAAAACAAAACTGACATCTGTCAAACCTTTAGATTCCTACATGTGTTCTGTTGCTAAGCTAAACACCACACAAGAGTGTGACTACTATGCGTTCACAAGGATAAAGAACGACTACAGTGTTGGATGGTTCCTTGGTGTATGTTCTAAAGAACGGTACTACGAGGAAGCCATTTTCATGGCGAAAGGAACAGTCGATCCAGACAACGGGTATGTTGTTCGGAGTAGCTGTTACAATCTACCTATTCATATGCTACAAGCTATGATATAACTCCACCATAGCGTTGGTTGCTGGAACCATCTGACGCTACAGTGAAGCCTGAAGAGGCCATCAATGTACAGTGATGTACAACGGCATGAGTTCCAGTCATGTCGGCGGTGGTTTCTTCAGGCTTTTTTGTTTATAGGAAAAGTTATGTTGACAAAGGTGTGTACGAAATGCGGGGTTGAGAAGGGTGTTGCTGAATTTTATAAACATAAAAGTTGTAAACATGGTGTTAACTCTGAGTGTAAGGTATGCTGCAAAAAAACAAACAGCGATTATTACCAAGCTAACAAAGATACTATGTGCGAACAAAAGAATGCATATTACAATGCGAACAAGGACGTTATCATTAAACGAAACAGCGCTTATCTAAAAGCCAACCCACACATTAGCAACGCTAAAAATGCAAAACGAAAAGCGATAAAGTTTAAAGCAACACCATCGTGGGTTGATAAAGAAGCGGTCAGAGGTATGTATAAACTTGCGACTATTTTCAACCGAACAGGACTCAACCTACACGTAGACCATATTGTTCCATTACGGAGTGATACAGTATGTGGTCTTCATTGTGAAGCTAATCTACAACTGTTGCCTGCAAGCGACAACACATCAAAAGGTAACCGTTGGTGGCCTGACATGTGGTAACATCTCTTCGCCAATGTCGGCACAACCAACTGAAAGGACATACATATGTCAACGAATAAAGCCACCATCATCTTCACCGACGACAACGATGGTAGTTTGTCTGTTCAAATTTTATTTGAACCTGAACAACCAAGCAAAGAAAGCAACGCTCATGTAGCAGCCATTCTTGCTCACCAGTACATTGTCAAGAAAGTTGATGAGGCTTATGAAGATGAATCAGCCAAATGAACCTGTAAAGCGCACGTCTGTCACCACCACAGACATGGCTGAAAAGACAAAGAAGGTGGAGTATTACAGGGTGCCTGACACCACCACAACATTGTGCTTTATGCATCTACATTGTGGCTTTCTCATCATTGGTAAGAGTGCTTGTGTAGACCCTGCCAAGTTCAATCAAGCCCTTGGTGAAAAGTATGCTTACGAAGATGCCATCAATAAGATGTGGGAGCTAGAAGGGTATTTACTCAGTAACGAACTTTATGGAGACACTCATGCAACAACGTGCTGAACGACCACCACCATTGAAGATTCAATTTGGTCAAGGCCACTACGCCTTTAGTCGTGGATGGTTGAACAATCAATACGATCCTGAGTCAGTGGCTGGTAAAGAATGGCAACGTGGATTTGACGCTGCCTACTTCGACAACCTGTCGCGTATTACGAAATCGTGATATAACATTGTCAGCGGGGATTCAGGGCATCCGTAAGTCTCATAAGCTCTACGCAGAAGTTTCGATTACTTCCCCCGCTTCCACGTTCCGGTAGCTCAACTGGCAGAGCAACGGATTCCAAATCCGTAGGTTGTAGGTTCGACTCCTACTCGGTTCGCCATAACAAAAGGGGTAGCTATAACGGCTACCCCTTTCTTTTTGTCGGTACTTACAAACAACTACCGACGAATTGCAAGCCCACCCTTTGCCAGCTTTGGTACAAAATTAAACACAGCATTTAAGTCTTTGACACGAGCAGCCTCCTCTACTGCACTACCACCAATGTCGTTGTATTTTTGCAACAAATCAGCAAAGCTTTTCAGAGTTTCAGCACGTTGTTTGGCACCAGAGGACTCAAGAATTTTAGCTATCTTTTTAATATCAGGATACCTGTCAGAGAATGTGTTCATCTTGGCTGCATATTGCTGACCAATACCACCCTTTGTTTGTACATTAGCACCCATACTTGCATACTTCTGCATCAAATCTCTAATGCTGTTATATGCAAAGTACGCTTCTTTACCGCTAGAAGATTTTACAGCGTCATCTATGACGTTCTTTGTTTGTTTAGCGGCTTCCTTCAGCGCATCGGGTGTTACTACCGCTTTAGGGTTTGGACGACCAGCAAATCCTGTTGGTTTGGCAGACACCAGCTTTTCAATGTTACTTGATGCATCCTTAACAATGAGCTTGTTAGCTTCAGGAATCATGTCTTCTTTTTCGTAGTAAGAAGCACGAGGCAGCGACACCGGACGGGCAACATATGATGAACCATTAATAGACTGAGCAATAGTGTTCAGATCTTTAGAGTCATAGTTTGCAGGGGTCATTTTTACTTTTGTGAATACGTAATCTGCGTAAGGAACCTCAGTGTAAACAAAATTAGAAGGAGTCGTACCACCATACATTTCACTACCAAAGTTAAAGTTCAAATCTCGTGTAAACGATGGAGCACCAGCAAGCATTTCTTGATGGAAATTCTTGGTTGTAGATTGAGGGTCAAAGAACCCGTCACTCTTTATGCTACTAACATCCATACCACCGTGGTACAACTTGACAGGTGGTGTGTCCTTATACTTGACTCGTAGATCGTCCAGTTGTTTCTGATACTCGGTAGCCAAATCCAACACAGCTTCTCTATCTGTTCTGAGATTAAGTTCTCTACCATTCTTCACACGGAAATCACCCTGTAGTACAGCCAACGCTTCGTCATCAAACATATCGAAATCTTTACTTTTTCGGAACTGTTTGAATTGCTCTTTACGGTCTTGCTTGATAGACATCAAGATGTTGTTTCGTTGTTCTGTAACACTTGTTTGGTCATCGTATGTGAGTTTATTGAACGCCTTTGGTGTCTTGAACTTATTGTTCAGATCGCCTTCTTCCACACCTTTTACTCGTTCAAACTTTATGAGTTGATCATCCACCTCATCGACACTGTCTACAACCCCGTCTGTAAGTTCCTTACCTTTCATGTCATACTTAATTGTGTCGTCAACCTTATCAGCAAAAGGAGGTGGTGGCATATCTTTGTACTTAATACCCTTAGCTTGTCCTGTGTAGGAATGCAAAGTGTTTGCGTAGTCGTTTGGATTAGCAATCTTCCAGTTTGTTAAATAGTCTTCATCAAACTGTTCCTTCATCATTTCTTCACCCTTGACATAGTCTTCATCAGCAAAGGCTTTAGAGGGCGTAGGAGCCTCTATCGTCTGTGTAGGTAGGGTAGGTAAGGCTTCTTCTGTTTGACTCAACACAGGCGCTTCTGGTGGCTTTGCTGCTTCTTCAGGAAGCACAGGCTTAGACTTTGATGCAGCTTTAGGCAGCACAGGCTTCTTACCCATCAACATGTTTGCTGTCTGGTCAATTGCGGCAGATGGTGCTACTTGCTCGACGGGTACGTCAGCAACACCAGCATCTTTCTTCACCTGCTGCAACAACGTCATTGTCTGATCAAGCAACGTAGACTGACCAGCCTTCTTTAATGCTTGCTTACCGACACTACCACCAACAGCAAAACCGGGTTTGTCTTCCTGTACAACCAATGGTGCTTTCTGTACAGTCTTAGCCAACTGCAAAGCAATACCAAACTTACGGAAGTCTGTGTCTTCATTTAAGCTTCTACCAAGTTGTTGATCGTAAAGTTTAATCGTAGCAGCACGAACCTTTGGAGGCAAAGCTTCAAACTTCTTCTGTTCAATCGGAGGAACTTGTTCACGGCTGTAGTAGTCTTTAATAGACTGCTGTGTTGCAATGTTCTTAGCTTTTGTTTGAAGTTCTGAAAGTCGATTCTTCAATTCACCGAACTGCCCTTCTGTTGTGGCGTTCTTGTATTCGTCGCTACGAAGATAGGGCAACAACACGGCCTCAATGTTTTCTGCCATGAACTTACGAGATTGTGAGTCAACAGTTTTATCACCAGTAGTTTTGAATACAGTTTGATAAGGAATGTTGAGCCGTTCAATCTCAGTTTCGATTTCGTTCTTTGGTGGAATCAAAGCCAAACCTGTCATCTGTTTGAACGGACCTGTGTCACGTGGTGCAGCTTTCTCACGTGTTGCTGGTTGATACTCTGGCAATGCTTGTTTCAGAATAGGAATACCTTTTTGAATAGAACGACCAATAATATCAGTACCACTAAGCTTTTCACCGGGCTGAGTGACGAAGATGTCACGCTGCATTGATTCGTTGTTATCAAATGCACTAATCAAATCACTAAACTGATTCAGTGGGACAGTCGCACGACCAAGCCATGCACCAACGAACTCAGCACTAGACTTGTTCATCTTATTTAGAGCAGCTTCATCAGACTCGTCACCTGTGAATTTGGCAGCAATAGACGATGCAGCTTCACGAGCAACATCAATCATCTGGCCTTGTGTACCTACATCTTTGAAACCAGTAAGCGCTTCGACCAAGTCTTTAGTCTTGAAGTCTTCAGGATTCCCGTTAATTGTTTTGTAAAGGAAATCTCCAATAGCAAGAGGTACGTTAAACGGGAACAAATACTTAGCATCAACGGTTGTACCGTCATCGCTCTTCATGACGTTCCAAGGAGTGTCTTGGTTTTCTTCACGATATTTATAAGCAGCAATGAGTGTTACAAGACCTGTGGCTTGCTGTGCAATGCGATTTGAACCCTGCATCAATAAAGCCTGTCCTGCCTCGTCACCATTGCGAAGCATTTTGACACCTCTCATCATGTCTGCTGCACCCATACCAGTGGTGATGCCGGGGTTGTAATGTTTCCATGTCCACTTCGTAGCGTTAGCAAGGAATCGTGCGAAAGGAAATACTGTTGTACTCAGAGGACGGGCGGCTTCAACACCTTTAACAAATGCTAGTCCGAGTCCTTCTGTTGGTGTCTTACTAAATGTAAATTCAAGAGCGTCATCAACACCTTTACGCAATATATCAATCGGAATGTTTTTACCTTGCGCCATTACATCGAACAAGTTAAGGCCAGTCTGTCTCATGTGGTAGTCGATAGACGAAGCAAACACAGCCCTGCGGATGTAGTTGTCCATCAACACAGCAGGTGTGTTCAATATACGTATTGGAGCAATCAAATCAGTCTGCTTCATCTCTTCAGCAGTAGCCAACATCTTGCTCATCAACATTGGGTTATTCTTCAGAGCTTCTTCGGTAATGTCTTTAGACAATCCTTGCTGACCAAGATAGAACCATGTATCCACTGTATCGTCAATAGCACCATAGATACCACGACCAATGTCACCCTTGACAGGACTACCACGCATCTGACCAGCAAGCTTACGACCTGTGTTGAACAACAAAGATTCAAGACCTTCTTCAGCAGCGCCGTATGTGGAGTTGACACCAACACCAAAAGCGTTACGCATCACCGTAGCCATGTTGGTTGTCATACCCGTAATCATGTTACGGTCAACGCGATCAACAAAGCCCTTAAATGCTGACAAGTACCCGGTTGTTGCATCTGGCTTACCCAACAAAGCATCAACAGCTTTAGCAGATTCTTTGTCGATGTTACGCATTGTGTTCAACATACGACTGATAACAGATTTACTCTGAAGAGTACGAGCAGCATCACTGGTTGAAACACCATACATCGCAGAGAACTTTTCAAGTGCATCAGTGTCAAGACCACCAGCTTCAAGACGAGTCAGGAAGTTAGGAATATCTGTACCTGCGTCTTCCAATGATTGTTTGATAACATTGTCAGGTAAGCTATCAAAACTATTGAGAGTACGTTGCACAGCTTCAAAAGTTTGCTCACCCGGTTTAGGTGACATGTCAGGTATCTGTTTCCAAATGGAAGCAGCAATCAAGTCAGCTTGTTTATCCAGAGAGTTTTTTACTTGCATCTGAGCAATGGCAGTGGGAGCGCCCTGTGCATCAAGCAAGTCACCACCGTCATAGATATTGGTGGTTGTGACAGCTACATTATCTGCGTCCTTGTTACCAGTCAAAGCATCGGGTGTCTTAGCAATGTTGAGTTGTTTTTTACGAGCATCAAGAATCTCATTAAGAGTGAAGTCATTGCCTTTGATAAACTTAGTAGATCCTTTAGCAGCAAGTGCCAATGGTCCAACTTCAACAGCTAAACTTATTGGTGCAGTGATTGCGCCAGTTAGTGCTGCTTCACCAATGTTGATACCTTCAGCAACTTGCTTTTCAATTTGCTCAATCTGTGGCAGCACTTGTTGTTGTTGCTCTTCAGACAACTGAGGCAACAAAGTCCTCATCTCTTTAGCAGCAGCATCTGCTACAGCCAGTTCACGTTTCTGTCCATACACATTGGATAAGACATTGGTGGATGTTTCTGTAGCTAATGGCGCACCAATACCAACAGCACCTGTCTTAGACAACACAGCCTTTTTCAAACCTTCTTGTGTTGCTTTCTTGAGTAAAGGTCCAGTGACAACTTTACCAACACCAAGACTAGCCGCAGTTGAAGGAGCGCTAACAACACCAGAGATGTAGTCCGATAAAGCCTTCAATGGATTCTGACCACCTTTACTCAAGAAGCCAGCAGTTTTATCAAACAAAGCATAAGCTTCACCAGCCTTCAATACGTCTTGAGGTTTGGAATTGTTGATCCAGTCTTGCTCAGTGAAGTAGTTGATTTCGTTGGTGTTGATGAATCGCATATGACGAGCGAAACGATCTACAAATTGGGCATCTGTTTCACCCTGTTGTTTTTGTCCAGTCTTACCAAAGCGAGAGGAAGCATAGTCTTGAATCTTCTTCAAGTTCTCAGGGTTTTTATACAGTTGTTCAAACGGAATAGCCTCTACCTTTGCAGCGGTTTCTGTTTCACGCTTTGATTGCTGACGGGCAAGCGATTCCCGAGAAGCTTCAAGCACGTTAAACTCTTGAGGCTTAGCAGCCGTTGGCGATACACCTGTAGATGGTGGTTGTGATGTTGTTTTAACCGAAGCGGTACTAGCTAAATAAGCATCAGGATCAAAACTGCTTGGTTTAGGTGTTCCCACATTAGCCAAATACGTATCGGGGTCAAAGCCACGCGATGGTCTTGGTGATTGTTCCGCTAAGTATTTGTCTGGATCAAATGCCATATCAGTTATTCACCTTCAATTTTTGTTCAATTGCTGCTTTGATAGCATCGGCTTTCTTACCAGCATTGGCTGGATTGTTAGCCCAAACTAGAGCCTGCTTGTCTGTTTCTGTTAACTGAGGTATCGCAGGTGGTGATGTTGGTTTAGCAGCGGCTGGTGCTGGTGCAGCAGGAGTAGGACCACCCCTAGTTGGTGGTGCTACTGCAGGGATATTGCTGGGTGTAGTTTTACCACCCTTTGTTGGCAACTCAGGCACAATAGGTTTAATAGCTTTACCAGCGTCATCGAACCTAATACCAACAGACATCATAGCATTCTTGTGCATCTCAGAGCGAGGTGTACCGTCAGGTTTCGCCATCTCTTTAATGATAGCGTTAGCTGCAATAGCATCACCTTGTCGGAACAAATCACCTTGGTCCAAATCACGCAATGACATTGTCACATTACCCTGTGCGTCAGTTGTAGTGATGAGTTGACCCGGTGGTAGTTTTTGTTCAATTGTTGTAGCCCTTGTACGAGTTGCAACCTGAATTAAGTTGGACTGTGTAATCTTATCAGCATCTGTTTTACCGTCACCCTGTGCCTTCATTAAAGCTTGACGCTGACGCAACAAAGCCGTTGCAGTTGCAGCACCTTGTTTGTCACCAGTAGCCTGCTTCTGCTGAATCTCTGTAACCAAGTCAGACTGAATCTGTGCGTCTGTTTTCTTTTCAACTTTACCAATTGATTCGTTGGTATTGATACGAGCAACCCTTTCACTGGCAGCATTAATGGCTTTAGGGTCACCAGTCTCTTGAGCAGTAAGTAAATCAACTTGTGCTTTGTCTTTAAGTTCTTTGAACTCTTTAGCCTTCTGAAACTTAGCCATATCAAACTCAGCACCAGTATCAAACTCAGGTCTTTTATATCCACTGGCAGCACGAAGCTGCTCAATAGAAACACCCATAGCCTTTGCTGTTTGCTCTTCTGCTTTGGAGCCTGCACTAGCAGCAGCACGATTGCGCAATGTACCAATACCGAAAAGACCTTCTGGTTTCTGTGGAGCAACATCACCCTCAACCAGTCGAGCAGCTTTAGACACTGCAGGAATGGTGGTGTATACCTTCATCATTTCTTCAAAAGATTTATTAGATGGATTTGCTTCTCTGATCTTCACAACATCACCAACTTTAAATGATGAAGGGTTTGCCTTGGCTGCTTCAATCGCCATTTCCATGTAAGTATCATTACTAGCAGCAGCAAATAGTTCAGCATCTGTAGCTGTACTATCGAAGGTCTTTAGAATCGACCTGTTCTTCACTAACTTATCTTCAAGCTTACGGTTGTCAGCTTGCACCTTGTCGTAGTTTTCTTTGAGAGCTTTGACACCAAAAGAAGCAGCGGCAGCGGCTTGCTTCTCGTCTTCCTTCAAAGTTTCTGTGAGGTTTTCTGCAGCGCCTGCAATAAATGAGCTAAATTTAAATCCCATTATGTATTCTCCGTTTTGCTTTTACGAGCCATCAACCCTGACAAATTAACAACAGGTTCTTCTTCTTCAACTTCAGCAGGTGTTTCTTGCGCTTTCTTCATAGCGTTCTTAATCACACGAGAAGGTATATTATCCTCATCAGGATCTTTCTCAAACACAATGTAATCAACACCATGTATCTCAGCCAACGTCACCAACATTTCAATGATGACAGGAATGACTAAGATGCCAGTATCAATGGTATGTACATTACTTGCAACACCAGTGAGCATCATTGCATTAGCAAGTGCGGCAACAGGAATGCCTGTCTCAAGTACATCCAATGCACTATTGATTGTGTTAGGCTGTGATAATGAAGCAATGTATCGTCGAGCAACATCTTGTACTTTAACAAGCTTAGGTGGTGTATTCCAAGGTGTTGATCGTGGGTTGTCTGTCCACGAAATACCGGATGGTACAGGTTTGATAAAATCAACAGGACTCATATTAGCCATTTAACATATCCTTCCGTTCTTGTCGAATAGTGTGAACAATATTAGCAATAACATCCAATTCATTCGTTGATTTCTCTTCAGAACTTAATGGTTTTGATGGAGCAAGTAGTCCTTTATTTTTAGAAGACTTATTAGTCTTCTCATCTTTATCGGCAATCATGCTCTCAATTTTTCTCATGTAAACTTTAATGTGTTCCATTTTAATATGTTCCGTTTAAATCAAAAAAGACCCTTAATGAAATTATAACCTTTTTCAATGTCTGACAGTGTAGTGTTCTTAGCTATTTCAGTGGCAAATCTACCGAGAGCGCTACTACTTTCACTATCAGCTTTAATGTTAGCAACATCTTTCTGAACAGAAGCAATGGCTAAATTGGTAAAACGATCTTTAGTGCTTTCACCAGTCTTCCAAGAATACGATAACAAGTCTCTGTAAGTCTGACTCTGTTGAGCATATGCAGAGGCAGACAAGTCTGTAGCATTCTTAGCATTGACAGCATTGGCTGCGTTGACAGCAGCAGTGTTAGCTGTAGAAACATCAGCCAAGATTTTAGCATTCGCTACATTAATCTCAGCAGACATGCGCGAGTTAAACTCAGCACGATCATTGGCTTCTTGAGCATTGAATTTCACCAACTCGTTGGCAGCATCCATATTAGCTAAACTAATTTTGTTCTTCTCAGAAGCATTAAACTGGTTAGCTGTCAACCTGAGTGTTTCAGATATTTTAGCAGCTTCTAATTCATTGCTTGCATTAGTAATCTTAGCAGCATTCTCAGCAGCGGTATCACTTAACAATGTATCAGTGATAGCTTTGGCTTTGAAAATAGCCATCTGCTGCTGATTGTCCAAGTTCTTCAAGTCTGTTGCCAAGAAAGCTTGAGCATTCTGTACAGCAGTTTGTTGACGGGCATTTAAATTTGCCATATCCATCGAAGCAATCGTAGCAGCATTGGCAATTGTTGTTTGCTGTGCCGCACTCAAATTAGCAATACCAATGTCCTTCATCAACTGTGAATTACTAAGAGCAGCTTGTTGTGCAGCATTGAATGTAGTGTTGAGGTTTTCAGAAATCCGTGCAGCATTCAACACAGCAGCTTGTTGTTTATTATCAAGCACCTTACCCTGCATGGCAGCTTCAATCTGAGCATTAGCCAAAGCTGTTTGCTGACGGTTTGAAGCGTTGCTAATATCCACCTGCACCTGCATAGAACTGTTATGCAAAGCAGCCTGTTGCAAGTTGTTGAGATTGATGTTGGCTTGTTCAGCGTAACGAGCAGCATTAAGCACAGCAGCTTGCTGTTGATTGGATAAGTTTTGTCCCTGCAACGTAGCACGAATCTGTGTGTTAGCCAACATAGTCTGTTGCATGTTGCTAAGGTTTTGACTTTGCAAAGCAAACGAATTAGTGGCGTTAGTAAGGCGAGCTTGCTGTTCGTTAGACAGGTTTTGCAAAGACAAGCCTTGCTGTGCTGCAGCATTAGCTAATGCAACCTGCTGACGGTTGTTCAAGTTCTGCATACCCATTTGCTGGAACACTTGAGCATCCTGTGCAGCAATAGGTAGCGCACTCTCCATAGCAGCTTGGAAGATCGCTGTAGCAGCCATAGAGCTACCACCCAAGCCTCGTGCAGCCATAGCAGCGTTAGCACCACGGATGGCACCAGCAGCCCATGCAGGGGTGGAGCCATCGTTAAAGCTTTGCATCAACTGAGACAACTGACCTTGCACCGTAGACAAGGCATCAACGTTACCCTGTGCAGCCTGTGCCAATGTGCCATCATCCACTGTAAATTTATCCAGCTTTGCTGCCACCATCTTAGCATCAGGAGCAAGACCATCAGCAGTGATTGCTGTAGCCTGTGCCATGTCGCTCTCTGCAATTTGTGCAGCCTTTACAAGTTGATCAGCCTGAACCTGCCCTTGTGCAGCTTGTACTGCTGTAGGTGCTGCGGCTTGTGCTGCCTGTGATGTAATAGTAGGGACATCTGTTACGGCAGTAACCATTTCCCCTTCTTCTGTTGTGCGCTGTTCAGCAGCAACTAAACGTTTATACTCATCATTAAATTGTTGTTGTTCAGCCAAAGACTCAGCAGACACTTCACCTTGTGCTGCTTGAGCAAGGGAACCTTCGGAGACAGCACCTTGTGCAGCACTCACACCTTCCGTTTTGACTTCCTTACCCCAATCCATATCATCTGGCATAGGAATAGTAGTGGGTTTACCCAACTGCATCTTCAATACATTAGACATGTCTGAAAAATCAATTTTCCCATCACGATTCCAATCATACTTCTTCAAAGCATCTGGTGTCGCTTGTTCTTTACCCTGAGACATTCTTAACGCCGTCATTACATCAGATGTTTGAGGTAAGGGATTTTTAGTTACACCTCCTTCAAGCGCTGTTTTAATCTCATCAGCGGCACCAGCCGCAACAATAGTAGGTGCTTTTATGACATCTGGTGCAGCTATGTCGGTGGCCTGTGCAACTTGTGCAGGTGTTGCGGTTGTTGTAACACCTGTGGTGGGTGTAACAATAGGAGTAGGTGTTGCTGTTTGTGCTGCTGTATAGCTTGTAGCGCCCGGTATAATTGGGGCACCTGTGGTTGCATCAGTAGGTGATGCGGTAACAACACCGCCCTCTTGATACTTCTTTACCATGCCCCCTTTAGCCATACGCTCTACAAACTTAGATGTGATGGCGCTGTACTTCTGAGCGTCAGAAGGTGATGAAGCTAGGAAGTCGTCGAAGCCCTGCATAGGACCGTCATACCCCATCTTACGTGCAACGATTTCCTTCTGTTTTGATGTAAAGCTTTTATCCATATTGTTTCCTATTACGCGATGCCGTTAGAGTAGACAGCCTTACCGTTTACAAACTTAGCAGTCATCACTTGTTTCTTTAGATTGGTGGGATCATACGACACATGTACCCAACCACTATCAGGTACACCCTCAGTGTATGCTTCAAGAATAAGCTGAGTATACTCTAAATTGTCACGAATGTACAAAGCAAGTTCTTTGTTAGGCACACCGGGTATTTCGATGTCAGCAGCAAACCCTTTGCAATGATCACTGGTCTTGCTACCACCAACTGAAGCATTCACTTCCGGGCTTCGATAGCCGCTGTTAACTTTGACACCCCTACCGTAATGGTCACGTACAGGCTGCAACACATTAACTGCCAATGTTTGCAAAGCAGAGATAACGTCTTGTGTAGGAGCATTGTCGAGTCCTTTGCGTAGAGCAGTTTCGCTCTGTGTCAGTTCATTAAGAGTGAAGTTTATTGTGAGATTCATTTGGTGCTTTCAAGCTTGGGCCAAGCATCAATTAAGGCTTTGGCATCAAGGGCGTGTCCGTCAGCTTTTTTCGCCATACCTGTAAGAGCAGCGCTGCACTCTCCGAATACGGCTGCGAGGGTTGTGGTGTGCTCTCTAACGGAGGGGCAGGTAGCACTACTGACTTCAACGGTGGTGCGACTGTGGTAGTCGCGCACCCAGTCAAGCTCAGAACGAGCACGAGTGGCAGCAGCAGCATTGGCAGCAGCGGTTTGTTGAGCCTGTTTAATAGCATTGTCTTTCTTCTCCTGCAAGGTTATTGTTTGTTCCATAGCATCAACAGTGGCTTGTGCAACAGCAGCAGTATGAGCAGCATGAATGTTATCAATCTCAGCGTTGAGTCGCCAACCATTGACAAGAAAGCCAACAGCAAAAGCTGTAGCAGCTACACCACCTGTGATGTATAAATTCATTCTGACATCTTCCCGCGAATATAGGCAGTAGCAGCCATGAATGCAACAACAATTGTACCCATAGCAGCACAAAATGTAGTAGCCAATCCCATAACAGCATCAACCTTTGCAAGCTCTACAAACGGAAGCAGCATCAATACCACAGTGATGAAAGGAAGAAACAAAGCAAACCACGCCATCACTCGCTGTTGATCAGCAAGTTTGTCCATGTTTTCAATCTGCATCATTCGTTCAGATCTATTGAGTTCTTCGTCAGTGACAACACCATCGTCGTTGATGTCAAACTGATTGTACTGCGAATCTTTCTGAAACGTCTTTGTCATGCTCTGTCCCTGAATAGAGTGATGATAGTGATGGTGAAATAGATGGAGAAAGCTAAGACAATTGCTAAAACTCCCCACCACATACCTTCAATAATCTTGACTCGTCTACGCATCTTCCTGCGTATCTCTTCTTCTTGTGCTTCCTTGCGTTGCTTCGCTGCCTTGGCCTGAAATGTGCGCCAGTCATTGATGAGACCGGGTCTACCATAATAGGTCATAGCCTGTTCAAGCTCTTCCTTCTGTACCCTTATCTGCTCAAGAGCAAAGAACTCTTCAGCATCGGTGTTGATGGTGTCACCACTCTTGTCGAGCAACCGTTTACGCAATGTAGCTTCGCTATCAAAGAGTTGTGACAAAGCCTTACCAGCATTCATCAACTCACCAGTGTTCGATATGGTTTCTTTGATGACAGCGAACGCTGCGTTAGCAGCAGCGAGTTCTACAAGCATTATCGAAACACACGCTCACCAACAAAGGTGAGGATGCCGCCGAATAACGAGGCAATGGTCATACCCATCCAGAACCCACCTTTGCTTTGATTAGCCAATGCCAGCAGCTTCTTTATGTCAGCGTCCATACTGTCCACCTTCTTACTGAGGGTGTCAACAGTGCTGATTAGCTTGCCATATTCGACAGGATCTATGTGTTCCATTTGTACTACTACCTACATAGACGCTTATGCTGACCAAGGTGTGCCGGTAGCGGTCACGGGGTTTTTCTGCAAGGCAATGTTCTGAGCCAAAGCAGCTTCAGTAGCGTCCTTGTCCACGCCAGATGTCCAGCACCACTGAAGCACTTCTGCCTCTGTAACGTCTGCATAGGGGATTGTTGGCGTACCAGCAGCCCATGAGCAGGTGGAGTAGATAGAAGCGCTGTGTTCACCGTCCACGGCTGTGCAGGTCCAGTGCGCGGTTGTGATGAAGTCGTCCGAGGTGAGTCGGTCGCATTGTGTGATTTTCCAAGTTGTGGTCATGATATTTCCTTTCGGGGGTTAAGCTACTTTGACAATGATGCGTGCTCGGCCATCAGTTTCAATGGCGATGACTTTGCCCACAGCTTGTTGGTACTGCTCAAATGTAGGACTACTTACAGCGTCCCCTTTGATTGCGCCGTTGTCATTTACAGGAATGATGTACTGACCAGCAGTAGCACCAATTACATTGACAGGAACCTGACCAGCAAAGGCGATGCGATCTACTGTTTGACGGGCTGCTTCCAACCCGTCCGGGTCATTTTCAAAGTCAGTTCCCCAAGTATCGCCGCCAACATATGAGGGGTCGGTTGATTTTACGCAAAATGAAACAGCGTTGGAAAATACATTGGTTAACTTACCTTGTGCATCAATGCCAACCACATCACCTTTGGCAACAGTAAAGTCGCCAGCTTTGGTCATGTACTCAGCGTAGTCAGCGCCAGAGGCGTTAATTGTTCCGCCTGCATTTATTGATCGGGTAGTGCCGCTGTTTCTGCCAATTCTTTGCACTGTGGCAGCAGCGTTTCCACCGCCTACGCTGTTTACGAAGAATTGACAGCCACCACTGAGGAAGGAAACCTCCACAGCTCCTTCTGCACCCGCCGAGGCTGTTGTAAGTCTTGCTGTGCTTGTAGTAGTCCCCACCAGCAAGTTACCACTAGCATCCAGCGTCATCGCCTGAGTAAACGAGATAGCGTTACCTGCTGTGCCGGAGGGGGCTGTGAAGAACTTAAACGTGCCACCGTCTTGCCGAAGCATGGAGGCAAAACCGTTGGCAATGTATGTCGAAGTTCCACCAGAGTTGATAAAGCGGTTGGCCGTCAGGTCGTTGTTTGTTCCGTCTGAGGCCAAGCAGAAAACGCCGTTTTGGAAGGCTTTGTATCCCACGCCCCAAGCACTAGGAGTAACCCCCAAGCCGAGGTTGCCGGAGGAGTTGAGGCGCATACGTTCTGTGAGCGCAGTATCGCCAATTGCGTTTCTTGTGGAAAATGCAATAGCGCCAGTAGTGTTGCCCCCACCGTCAGACAATAGGCCCTTGACAGCAGCAAACGGCTTTGCACCAGAACCACCCGCGCCAAGCAAAAGTGCGCCGCCGTCTCCAGCAGAAACCGTAGGCGTATTGAGCAAAAGCGAACCGCCTTTGTTTCCCGCATCAGTCAGAGCAGCGGTTGTTTGCCCAGAGCCATAAATTTGAGTCTGGTAAACCGGCGAACTCGTCCCAATACCCAGATTGCCGGAGGAGTCGAGGCTTAATTGAGGCGCAAAAGAATAAGTGCTACCAGCGGTCAAACCGGACAGGGTCTGGAACTGAAGCGCCCCATTGCCAAACTGCAACA